CATTACCATACCATGCAGCAGCACCATTTTGAAAAGTTCTTCTAACCGCTTGGAATGTGCCTTCTTCATAATCGTCAATTACATTTGAATCACCACCACTACCTACTGATATACCACTACCAGCAGTAATTAGTCCAGTAGATGTAAGTGTTCCAGATACAGAAATATTAGTATCTAATTTTGCAGAGGTAACTGCATTTGACTGAATTTTTGCAGAAGAGATAGTGCCATCGGCAGGAATAACAGAACTTTCAAGAGTTCCAGCAATATGAAGAACATACATATCCAAACCACTTGCCGGAGCATTACCACTTCCAAAGTCTAAAGTTGTTCCGTTCACTGTATATGCAGTGGTAGGTTGTTGGCGAACATTACCTACGAATACTGCGATATCGTTTGCGTTTGCAACTTGTTTACTAAGTGTAAATGATGTGGCTGAACCGTTTGGTGTAAAACTATCTTTTACGATTGATGAAAAACCAGCGGTTGGATTTTTTCCTATAAATGGCATACTATATCACCCCTATGCTTTTTCCATTAGACCCATAACTACGTCTAGAGCAGAACCAGTGCCTGCCTTGACTTTGAGGATATCTCCAGCCTCCAAAATATATTTCTGTCCAGCGAGTGTTTCCAATGTAGTATTCGCTGGGATACTTACATTTTCTAAAAGTTGAAAGTCAGCAGAAGCAGAAGTATCTGTGAACCTAACCTGTACCGTTACAGCGTTTGTTGTTTTGTTTGCGATTGCAAGTCCAAGAACAACAGTCTGTGTATTAGCAGGACAAGTATACAAAGTTCCACCAGAACTAAAACCGTTTGTTGGTACGTTTGCCAATGCTGCGTTTTTAAAAGTGTTCGCCATTTTATTTTCCTATATTATCCTAACGCAATTGCCAGAGCTGTTGCATCATCCTCTGGATCAAAGTTTAGTTTTGCTTTGGTAACATTTGCATCTGCAATTTTTGCCTCTGTAATTGCTCCATCTGCAACAGTATTTAGTGTGTTAGTTCCATTTAATTGTATTACCTGAATGTTATTTGTTCCAGTTGGTGGTGGAGAAGTAAAGTTAATTGTTGAACCAGTAACAGTATATGCATATGAAGAACCATATCTCTGATAAACATTATCAACAAAAACTGCAAAGTTTCCAGCAGAGTTTGCGGCTGGTGCCCTTGTCAATGTAAATGCTTGTAAAACATTATTACCGTTAAACTCATCAATGTGTGTATTTGAGTTTACAGAAGTTGCTGTTAGAAGTTCGTTACCAAGATAGACGATAGATATTCTACCAAGATTATCTGGGGCTTCTGAAAAATTAATTACTGGTTGTCCACCACTTAATGCAGTAGAATATGAATGTTCTGGTTCTTGAACGATACCATCTAATACCACCAACAAAGATGTTGGCACAGCCATATGGTCAAGATTGAACTGTGTGGTTGTACCATCACCTGTCAATACTTGTCTATCGAATACTCCGTATGTAGGACTTGCTCCAATATATGCCATTATTGTCTACCTTTGTTTTCCATTACTATTTATCATATCGCCGCAGCAATCCAATAGATACAATCTGATTGTGCAGAGTTTCCTACATCTGACCAACCTTGATGTTTGAATGCAAGAACATCTGTTGAATTAACTGTATAGTTTCCAGCAGCTTTTGACATCGCTGTATGGTTATTAGTACTTGCTAGATTGTTTGCGGCCGCCGCTTGTGAATTGCCTAAACCATATGCCGCTTGAATGGATTGAGCAGTTCCAGAACCAGATGCAATATTTGCTGGGAAAAGATAACCATGAGATAAATAACCACCAGCATTATTCACAGTGGCATTTGTAGGTTGCCCCCAACTTGCAGCATAAGTTGTGCCACCAGATGAAGCGACATTACCAGTGAGATTATTATCAAATTCAGGGCCACCAAAACCAATTGGGTTAGTTCCATCACCCCCACTATTTCTCTTAAAATCAATTCTTATAAAGATTTGTCCTACTTGACTAATTGCTAATCCTGTCTGTCTTACACCAGCAGCACCACTTGGTGAACTACTTGTTGTGTATCTGTAGTTATATGTTCCAACGTCAGTTGCTGTTGATGATTGTGTGGATAGGGTTGCACTGGATGGAGTAAAGTTACCATACTGTGCAAAGTTAGATAGGTTGGAAGGAATGAACTTTTGAAGATGATATCCAGTACCGGCCCCTTTGAAATCATAATTCATTATACAATATACTTGTGCGGCTGTGTTATTAGTATAGAGATTGTTTATGTAATAGTTACCACTTGTTGTATAACCAGCATCGTACAGTTGTTTTGCACTAGTAGCAGCATTCGTTGCAGTACCAAGTGGTTCACTAATAATAATATTAAATGTTCTAGGAACTGATGTATTTCCATCACTTGCTTCCACTGAGAAAGTACTTGTAACATCTGCACCACCAGCACTAATATCTGGACTTGGGTCACCACTAATTACACCAGTAGTTGAGTTTAGTGAAAGTCCACCATATAAAGAACTACCACTTGCAAGGGCAAAGGATACCGTGTCTCCTTCAGCATCTGTTGCAGCGAGAGTAACGCTTCCAGTTTGATCACTATAGAAAGTTGCAATGTTTCCAGCACTTGTTGTCCAACTTGGCGAAGTACTTACTGCAAAACCACTAGCCAATGAACCAGATAATCCACCAGAATTAGTTATTTTGAAATCATAAGAAGCCACTGCAAGTCCAGTTGTATTAAAGACAGCAGTAATTTGAGTGGCAGAGTTTACAGTTGTTGTTGTTGCATTAGTCACAGTTCCGTTTGATGCAACAATTGCTGCTGTTGCGCCTGACTGAAAATTTACCCCAGTTACGACAATACTAGCACTTGTATCATTTGGTGCTGCTCCACTTGGTGAAAGTGAGGTAACACTTGGCGGTGTGTCAATTTGTTGCCATTGATTATTACCGTTATAATATTCTGCTCTTCCTGTTGTGGTATTATATCTTAAATTACCACTTCCGGCAGGACTAGGACGCTGGGCAGTTGTACCGCCCGGCAAATCAATAAAGTCCGTTTCTTTGTTTTCCAGAGAGAGTTCTGCTAATACTTTTGAATTACTTGCCATTAGACTTGATACCTCACCATTATTTCTGAATTATTAACTGGTGCAAAAGTTGTTGTTAATACTTGCCCACTAATTGAATAATCCGTTGTAGGTTTTAAACAAATACCATTGTAAAATACGAATGCATTATTAGTTGGAACACCAGTATGTGTTAAAGTAAATGTAGTATCCGAACCATCACCTGTGAATGAATCATAGATGTAGTCTGGGCCTCTACGAAGAACCCCACGAACACCCATATGTTTTACTTCAATCTCTGATAAGTTTGTTGGGTTTGATGTAAAGGTTAATGTACTACCAGATATCGTATAGTTAGTTGTAATTTTTTGAAGAATACCATCTACAAAAACCAAAACTGAATTTGAATTTGGTGGGGTTTCAGTTAAAGTGAATGCATCAGTATTACCATCAGCAACAAATGTATCTGTAGTAAAACCTTTCATAGTATCAGTCAATTGGTCTGGGCCAACTGAACCTGTAGGTGGTTTCATTGATGTAGAACCAATACCTCTATGAATTACATAGATAGATGCTGTAGAAGGAACTGCTGATGTAAACTGAATAATTCTTGGTTGGGAAGAAGCGTTCTCGTGAATTAAATAAGCAACGTCTGGTTCTTGAACTACGTTATCTAGAACCACATGAAGGTTTTCAGTATTTGCACCGTCTACATCAGTGTCAAGTTCTTTTGCATGAGTATATGCAGTACCACTTACAGTAATAGTGGCTAAGTCAGAACCAAGAAAATCTTCTTTCTGAAATGCAGCCGATATTCTGTTTGGAGCTGATACACCAATATATCCGTCAGACATTCACTTACCCCTTATGTTACATCTTCTAGAATTGACGCAACAACATCTACTGTTGCCGCAGAAGCGTACACTTGAATTTTGTCATCACCGTTCAAAACAATCTTTTGTCCTGATACAGCCTTCAACGCAGAACCAACTGGAACTGGAGCATTCTTTACGAGATGAAATGCTGTGGAAGCAGAATTATCTCTGACAAGAACGGTAACAGTTACAGCAGAAGTTCCTGTGTTCGCAATATCAAGTTCGATAAGAATTGAGTTGACGGCAGAACCATTATTAGCAGTATACACATCTGTAGGTGAACCACTATTAGTGGATACACTTGTTGCAAATGCATTCTTAAAATTATTAGCCATTCTAATTCTTCCCTTTTACAGTATTATTTATATTACTTATCCAAGTGCAACTGCCAATGCAATACCAAAACCTTCAGTGGCTATCTTACCACCAATGAGAGGAAATTGTAATGTGCCAGTCATTGTTCCACTTGAATCTGTAATCACACCATCAATACCTACACCAGTATTTAATGATGAAAACTTTGTTGTTCCATTAAATTGGATATCAACACCTGTTGTTCCATTTGAAACAACCTTGGCAGTCGATGATGAAATCTCTACATTATTATTACTACTAACAAGTAAATTTCCAGTGCCATTATGAACTACTTGTGAATGATTACTATCATGGAACAGTTGTAAATCATCATCTGTACCCATCTTGATTCGTTCACTTGCCGCACCTGTAGAATCATCGAAGTCAATTACAGTAGGAAATAGAACAGAACTAAGTCCTGATTCCAACTGAGCAA